CTTGGCGAAGGCGGTCTTCAGGGAAAGGGTGTGGTCCATCTATGCCCCCGTCACGGCGTCGGATCGAACGGAATGTCCGATTCGTTGCCAATGGCCATCCACCTGAACGGGGTGTCGGCACTGCGGTCGAAGTAGAACGACTGGAACTCTGCTTCAACGTCGGCCCGGATCCACCCGGACGCGCCAGCAGACCGCAATGGCTCGACCATCAGGTGCGGCTTGCTGGCGAAGCGGACCGACATATAGACGCGGCCGGAAAGCACGCTCAGGTTGTCCGTGTACTCGCCGAACACGATCAGCGTCTTTCCGTTCCGGATCGCGGTGATCCCGGTCATCCCAATCGCGGTCGTGATGCCGTCGGGAAGCAGCAGCAACTCGTTGTCCTTCTTCACCAGATCGGCAGTCTTGCTCATCACGCGCTCCGCAGTGCACAGGCCATCCTTGGATCGATCCGGCAGCGTCCTTGCTGCCTTCGGTTCAATAGGGCAATGGTCGCGTGCCTGCGCGCGCCGGCGCTGCGCCGGTTTCCCTCACATCACGTCCCGTAGATCGTGAAGGTGGCGTTGCCGACGACGGACAGGTCATCCTTGCGGTACACCCTCATGGTGTAGCTGCCGGTACCGCCGCCGACGTACTGCAGGCGCATGTTCTTCTCGACTCCGATGGCGAAGTTCTGTTTGTCGTTCACGGCGAAGTTGCCGTCCACGTAGTTCATACGCACCAGATCAACGATGGCCCACGAGCAGTTTGCGACCAGCTCGTCGGTGAACATCGTGGCCGGTCCACCGAACCAGTTCCCGTATCCGTAGGCGGCCCCGGAGCTTCCATACTGCACCGTCTGCGTGTAGGCCGGAGGCTCGGTGTTCTGGACCGAAGTGGTCAGCGTCGAACCAGCCAGCAGGTTCATCTTGAAGTAGTGGTAGTTGCCGATGGAGCCGATCTCGTTCCCGCCGAACGCCATGTCCATCGGGTACGGGTCGGGGATCATCAGAAGGTGGCGAATGTCGCTCACAGGGCATACCACGTGTTGGCGGTGCCGCTCAGGTAGATCGTCTGGGAGCGCCGGGCCGGGATGGTGATGTTCGCGTTGCTGCCGTACTTGTACAGGTTCGTTCCGCTACGCTGGATCGTCACGACAGCGGTGCTGTTGTTGACGATGGCGATCAGGTCGCCCTGCGTTCCGATTCCGGACGGCAGCGTGTAGGTGCGGGTCGTGGCGTCGTTGTGCTCGATGATCCGGTTCAGGTGCGATGCGTCCAGCGTCACCGACGCATTGACGACCACGGGCGGGAGCAGCGTTCCTCCGCTGCTGGGAACCTGACCCTCGACGCCGGCCTCGACCACATCGATCTTGCCAGACGTTCCGTTGCGGATGCAGCGGGCGTAGACCCACTTTCCCGCCACGGTGGCGGCGGGCAGCGCGACGCCGACCCCGACGTACTCGGTGCCCCACGTGATCGCGCGAACCGTGCCGTCGTCCTTGACCCGCAGCGTGAACTGCTTGCCGTTGACTGCCGTCCCCGTCGGATTGGCGATGGCCAGTGCGGCGGCCTGCGCCGTCACTTCCACCACGTCGTTCGTGTAGGTCGGGGTGACCGTGGCTGCCGACGTGACCGTCTGGATGCTCAGCGCCGCGTCCTTCTTGCCGGACAGGCTGGTGCTGACCTTCTCGGACGACCACACCTTGTCGGCGGCCGGCGCGCCATCGTCGATCACCGCGCCGCCCCCGGCGCTGTCCAGCGCATCCTGCAGGCCGGTCACGTCAGCGATCAGCAGCTCCGGCAGGCGCGCCTTGCCCAGCGTGCCGGACGTGATGGCACCCGCATCGTGCTCGTGAATGGTGAACGCCCGGCCGCCGATGGCGAGCGCCATGTCGTCAAGCTCGAACCGCAGACCAGAAACGTCCGTGATGGCGATGGGCAGGCTGATGCCGCCACCACCACCGCCACCGCCGGCGGCGGCCCACAGATCGTTCAGCTCGGCGCGCAGCCCGCTCACCTCCAGAATCGTGTGGGTGTGGCCGGTGGCCGACTTTCCGTTGAGCTGGAGGGTCAGGTCGGTGATCTTGCTGATCGGAAGCGACGGGATGCGCTCGGCGGCGAACACCCCGGCATTGATGTCCGAGGCATTGTGCTGGTGCACCTCCGGCGCGCGCCCGTTGATCTGCGCGACAAGCGCGTCCATGTCGGCCTGCGAGAATCCAAGGTCGGCGATGTCCTTCGCCGTGGCCACGACAGAGCGCCACTGGCCGCCGATCCGCTTGCTGAAGAACACCAGCTCATCGCCTTCCAGCGGAAGCGGCGCAGGGTCGGTCTGGATACCCTCGCTCAGTTTGAACGGCAGATCAGCCATGGCAATTTCCAATCGTAGACCAGCCCATTGTGGGCACTGCCGGCGCGCGCCGGCGCCTCATCTTTCCGGTTCTCACGTCCTGATGCCGATGATGGCGGCCACCGCCAGCGCGTCGGCGTTGTCGGTCGTGAAGGCTTGGGGCTGGAACATGGCGCCATCGGTCGCCACCTCCGCGCACGCGATGCCGGGCATGCTGGCGTACTGGCCGCTCACGTAGGACGACGAGATCGAGCGGTTGCCCTTGGGCATGTTGCCCGGGTAGTCCACGATCTTCGACTCGACGTTGCGGTCCACCGACTTCCACGCCGCGACCGACAGCCACAGCGCCGGCCCGGATCCATCCACGACCAGCGGCGGCGAGGCGAAGGCGGTGCCGGATCCGAACTGCTGGATGTCGGCGATGGCCTTGGCCACGGCAGTCGGCCCGGCGATCTCGAACCCGACTGCCGCGCTTTCGACCGGAACCCACGGCGGCTGGTTCTCTATGCTGACCGCGTTGTTCCCGGCCACCGCCAGCTTGGCGAAGACCTGCAGGGCAAGGCGCCGCTCATCGATCAGCGCGGCCTTGCCCACCAGCTTGGTCCAGCCGGACTGCGACGGCGCCAGCTCCATGTCGGCGGCGAACACGGCGATCAGCAGGTTCCCCACCTTCGGCGCGCCGAAGTTGATGCCGATGCTGGTCGAGGTGTTCTGGGCGAACGCGGTGCGCCCGACCACGAAGGGCATGGAGGCCGAGCCAGAGGGCGAGCCTGCGGCCACGACGCCCTGCTGGTGCGCCAGCGCGCTCATGCGTACAGCTTCCCCATGTCGGCGAGGAAGGTGGCGCCGGAGTCGGTGGTGGTCATCACCAGCTTGTCCAGCGCCCCGGCCACGGCCGAAACGTTCTTGACCACGCCGCCCTGCCAGCGGAAGCCGGCCGGGTAGGCAAGATTGCGCGCCGGCGACCCGTTGGTGATGTCCAGACTCAGCGTGCACGCCTGCGGGGAGTTGATGATCTCCAGCGTGCAGTTGTCGGTCAGCGTCGCCTTGAAGTAGTCGCCAAGCGATGCGTCGATGGTCAGCTTGCCGGCTGCCGGCGCCACGGTCGTCACCACATTGCGGCTCGGCGGCGGCTCGGGCACCTCCGGCACCGGCTCGGGCTGCTGCAACGACAGGTGCAGGGCTTCATCGTGGGCAATCGTCCCGCTGGAGGCCACGCGGGTGACGCCCACGCGGTAGTAGCCGCCGGCCGGAACCACGGACGTGACCCGGTACTTCGCCCAGACCGATGCCCGCGACTTTCCCGACGCCTGAAGGTACAGGTAGCCGCCGGCCAGCAGGGTGCTGATCGTGGTGGACACGTTCAGGTTGTCGGAATCGGCGTTGTCCAGAAAGATCACCGTGGCAGACGCCTGCGCGGCATTCCAGCGCACCCGGCCGACGCCGGGGTCGTTGTCGGCGGTCGATACCGTGTCGGCGCGGAAGGGCCGCCCCAGCAGCAGCACCTCGCCGCGCGGCGCGCTGGCCACAGCGAATGCCGGGATGCCCACGTTGCCGGTGCCCTGCAGCGACGCCACGCGCTCCAGTCCGGAGATGGTCGAGCCCTTGGCGGGCATGTCGGAAATGGTCGTCACAGGTCACTCCAGTTCGATGTTGCCCCCGGCCTCCAGCTCGAACGGCTCGCCGCTCTCGAACTGGATCGCACCGATGGGGTCGGGATCAGGGTCAGGGCCGGGGCCGGTGGTGGTGCCTTCCAGACGCAACGGCACGCCGTCTTCGGTCACCACCATGAACGGCATGCCGTCCGTGGACAGCACGTAGTCGCCACTGCGCGGCGGCAGGTACGGCGGCACGTTGCTCAGGCGCAGCACCATCGCGCCGTAGGCCGGCGCGGCGACGCCGCAGCCACCGCCGATGACGCGGCCGATGCGCACGTTCAGCAGGATGCGGGCGGCCACCGACGACCGCAGGGACGCCAGCAGCTTGGCCGGCACGATGTCCGAATCGACATCCACGCGCACGCGGGAGGTAAGGAAGTAGTCGTCCAGACTGTCCCCGGCGCCCTCGATCTCGTTGCGCGTGCGCAGGTACAGCGGATATTCCTCGCTGGTCTTCTGCCACAGCTGGCTCGCGCTCTGCCGCTCCCCGAAGATCGCCGACAGGTACAGCCGCAGGAAGTGCAGCCCGCGCTCCGGGTTCCGGTGCCGCCACGCCTTGAACAGGTAGCGGATCCGGTCTTCCGTGGTCTCGCGCAGCACCGTCAGGCCGTCCTGATCGATGCTGCGCTCGACCAGCGAGAACGAGCCGAGGAAGGGCGCGCCATAGACGTTGATGTCGTCGGCCGTGGCCGCCAGCGCATCGGTGTAGAGCTTGATGAACAGGTCGCGCAGCTCGGCCTCCAAGGCCGTGGCGACGTGGCTGTAGGTCAGTGGCTTCAGGTTCTCAGGCATTGCGGAACGCCCGGATTTTGGTGGCGATCCGGTCGATCACCCGGACCTTGACCTTCGGCTGCTTGGCCAGCACCCAGACGCCCCCGACCCAGCGCCACTCCTGCTTCGGCGGCGCAACACCCGGCGGCGCTTCCTCCACCGCGCCGGCGGGGATCAGGAATACCCCCGGCTCCAGCGGGCTCTCGTCAGCCACGGTGGTGCCCAGCAGGAACCCATCACCATCGGTCTGCCACACGGTCTTGAAGCTCGCCATCGTCGTCGTGACCTCAGTACCGGATGCAGGCGAGCATGGCGAGGTTGCGCGGGCGCGTCTCCGTGCCCCCCGTCATGCCGGTCTTGATCGGGGTGGTGTTCAGGGACGCGGGGTCGATCAGCCACCGGCCCGCCCACGACGACGGGTTGGCATAGCCGTACTTCGCCCCGTCCACGGTCTCGTGCTGGTGCGCCTTCAGCTCATCGGCCTGTGCCGATCCCAGCTGGCGGCCGGTATCGATGCCGCGCCCGTCGTCCCAGCCACGGATGAATTCGCCTCGAAGGTCAGGCAGGCGGAAGGTGGTCGCGCTGTCGCCAGCACCGTACCGGGTGCCGATAGCCGCGAACAGCGCGGCATAGGTGGTCCGGCTCACCGTCGCGCCATTCGCCCGCAGCCAGCCCGGCGGCGGGGTCGAAGCGGCGAAGAAGCTGACCTCGCCGGCCTGCTTGACCTCGATGTCCTCCTTGCGCACGTAGCGCGCGTCTGCCTCAGCCTTGGTCCACGCATTGGCGACGGCCAGCGAGTTGAAGGCAAGCAGGTTCACCACGTCGCCGGCCGAGCACGGCTCATCCAGCACGACCTCGGCGCCATCGGTCGCCTCGTACTCGGACTGGCCGGAATCGATGTCCACGAAGTTGGAGCCGGCGAGGACGCGGCCGTTGTGGGTGACGATCAGGCCGCCCGGAAGGTACGGCGCCTCGAACGTGTCCTGCCCGGCCGTGGCGGTGAAGGTGTACATGGCGACGGATGCCGATGCGCCGACGCCGGACGTGATCTGCCACGCGCCGCCGTCGCACATCAGGGTGTAGACGCACCCGGCCACGATGTCGCCGGCCGCGAGGGACAGTGCGCCAGCCTTGCGCACGGGGATCGGGCCGAGGCCGTTCACGTTGGCCACGACCGGGCCGGTGTTGGCCGCAGCCGCCACGAAGGCGATGCGCTGGCCCAGCGTGTAGCCGGTCAGAACGATGTCGGCCGGCATGGTCAGGGTGATGGCGTCACCGGTACCGCCACGGTCTCCGCCAGCATCAGCCGGTGCGCGGTCACGAAGTCCCGGCGCGGCAGGTACTGCGGGTGCGCGTCGCCGGCCATCTGGTGGACGATGATCGCCGCCAGCGCCTCGCCCACGTCCGGGTTGATGACCACTTCAACGGCGCTCGCCGGGATCTCATCGAACACGATCTCGCAGAACGCCACGAAGTCCACGCCTTGCGTCTTGAACCCGATGGGGCCGCCCGCCGAACGGCTCCACACCGCGAACAGGACGCTCCCCGCCCACAGGCCGATCTCGCCGATTTCCGACTCCGCCAGACTGTCCACCCATGCGCCGGCCACGCGCAGCTGGTTCGGCCGGGGCCGCGTGGCGCCACCCAGCGGAACCCGCTTGACCTCGTTGAACAGGGCTTCTTCCAGCCCGTTCGGGTCGTACTGACCGGTGCCGAAGGACAGGTGGGTCAGGAACGCCGCGATGCTGTTCGATCCCGGGTTGATGGCCGCAGCCTTTCCCGCCTCGGTCAGTTTCAGGTAGTACAGGCTTGGAACGCTCATGGCAGGCCCATCGTGTGATGCGACCCAGTGTAGGGACGGCACGTCGCGCCGCCCCTTGCCGCTTTCCGATGGGTCAGTACCTGATGCAGCCCAGCAGCGCCACGTTGCGCGGCCGGGTCTCGCCACCGACCGACATCCCCGTCACGAACGACTGCGCGATGCCCGGCTCGTTCGGCGTGAAGCCGTAGGTGGTGCCGGCGTTGCCCTGCGGGGAGTGCGAGAACCGCTCGCCATCGACCGTATCGTGCCCGTGGGCGCGGAAGGCATCGCCCTGCGCGGACCCGAGCACGCGGCCGGCATCCACGCCACGGGATTCGTCAAGCCCGCGCAGGAACTCGCCGCGCACGTCGGGCAGGTTGAACGTGGTGGTGCCGTCGCCAGCGCCATACGTCGTGCCGATGGCGGTGAACAGGTCCGCGTATACCGTGCGGCTGACCGCCGCCCCGTTGGCGCGCAGCCACCCGGACGGCGGGGTGTCGCAGGCGAAGAAGCCGATGCGGCCGGAGTCCTTGCGGGCGATCAGGTCCGCCTTCAGCATGAACCGGGCATCGCCCTCGGCCTTGGTGTAGGCGTCGCCGGCCGTGAACTGCCGGAACGCGATGATCTGCACGGCGTCATCCTTGGCCAGCGGCCAGCCCATGACGACGCTGGTGCCGTTGGAGGCCGTGTAGTCGGCAGGCGGCAGCACGCGGCCGTTGACCATGACCATCAGCCAGCCCGGGGCGTAGGTAGCCGCGAACGTGGTCTGGCCAGCCGCCGCCGCATAGGTCTTGGTCTGGAGGGTGACCAGCATGGACCCGCCCGACTCGATGCCCGTCACCACGATCCACCGGGCGCCGTCGCACAGCATCGTGTACGCGCCGCCCGCCTGCAGGTCTCCGGCATCCAGCGGCACGCCCGCCAGCTTCACCACCGGCGCCGCCCCCAGCTCGTTCACGTCCACCGTGACCGGCCCGGTATTCGGCGCGGTTGCCACGAACGACACCTGCGCTCCCGGCGTCAGCGCGGTCAGCACCGTCTCCCCGGGCAGGCGCATCAGGATGTCGTTGCCGGTGCCGGACACTTCCTCGGCCGTGGCCAGCGTGAAGGCGTTCACGAAGTCGGCCCGGGCCAGATATTGCGGGTGTGCCTCCGGAACGATCTCGTGCTCAACCAGCGCCGTCAGCGCCTCGTTCACCGCCGGGTTGTTCTCGACGATCACGTTGCCGTCCGGCTGGTCCCCGAACAGCAGTTCGGACATGAACACGAGGTCCATGCCATACGCCTTCTCGGCCAGCGCCGACACCGATTCGCGGCTCCACACCGCGAACAGCATGTCGCCCGAGTAGAAGCCGACCTCGAACACCGGCGCTTCCCGGGCCGGGTCGTTCCAGACACCGGCCACGCGCATGGAGTTCGGCGCAACACGCATCGCCCCGGTGATCGGGAAGCGCACCAACTCGGCCGCCAGCGCCGTCTCCAGCCCGGTCGGGGTGTAGCGCCCGAGGCCGAGCCCGACATCGGTCAGGGTGACAGGGCCGGCGGCGGCAGCAGCGGCGCCAGCGGCGGTGACGGTGGGCAGGAACGCGAACGGGGCGGTCATCAGAGCACCTGATCGACGGTCACGGTCAGGCTCGCCTCGCTCACGTAGCGGAACTGCTCGGGGGGGATCGTGATCGCCGTGTCATCCACCACGACCTGAAGGTCCGCCCGCTCGCCCTGCAGCGCCGGAACGTTGGCCGTCAGCAGGCTGTAGATGCGCCGGTACAGCACCCGGTTCTGCCCGATCTTGGCGAACTCGCTGTCCCGGCCGTACTCGCGCAGCACCAGTTCGGTGATCTGCTGCTTGACCTGCTGGAAGTCGTAGACGGCGTGGATCTTGGCGGTGATCTGGATCGGAATCGCCGTCTCGATCACCGCCACCTTCTTGACCTTGTAGCTGTCGTCGGCGGCGAGGATCAGCGCCTTGATTTCCTCGAACAGCTCATCCCCGTCGATGCCGGCCTTCAGCGCCGCCACGAACAGGGTATTGACGTTGGTCACTGACGCGCCGCGCACTTCTTCCTCGACCTGCTCATTCCACACCGACAGGAACTGGAACGGCGACAGGTTGCGGCGCACGAGGAAGTCGAAGTTGGCCAGATACACCGCGCTGGTGTCGTAGATCGAC